ACGAATCACTGGACTCCTCAATTTGACGAATCAACTCTTTTTTTGTTTTCGCTCGAAGCGCGTCGGCCATGTAGCCGCCATCCATTTCCGCTTTCCAGTATGTCAAAGTAGCCATCTTGTTCCCCTTTCCGTTGTTGTTGAATATCAGTATACGGATAATATTGGGATAGTAAACACTTTTGTTAACTATATTCAAATATCTTTGATTTTTATCAATCGGAAGTGGTTTCGCGGGATCACGATGCAAGGCTGAACCTCGAATTCATCGCGGTGGTTCGAGGATCGTCCAAATGGAACGAGGTTTTTTGAAATGTTGTCCTGTGGGCCGATTTCTATCGCAACATAAGCATCGTCGAATTCCACGATGAAATAGCTACATCGCAACTGAAAGTCTTCGGCGTACTTCCGCAGCTTCAAGTATTTCATCGCGCAGAGTCTGATATCGGGATAGGCGTCTTTGTCGTTGTAACGGCGTTTAAACTCGGCGAAGTGGCTCACCTTGTCATCTGTGTAGATTACCCAATCAACCCCCCAGAGCATGTCGGATAACTTGTCGATGCGCCTCCCGGTCTTGTCGATAATGGTCTGTCGTGCGGCGTGTTCTAGCTCGAGCATCTCTGTCGTTTCAAAACGTTGCCTTGCCATTTTGGCTCCTTGATTTATTTCTGGCGCAGTTCAGCTTTTTCCCTTTGCAAGCCACAACCGTGCAGATCGTAAATCTGGTTAGGTATTGCGTGGCTACATCCGAAGATGCGGTACTCATGTGCTTTCGCTTTCCTGTCTGAACGCTACTCAGACAACCCACTCGGGCCTTTGCGTATAGGTCGTGATCTTACCCGAGAAGCTGACACTCGGACGCGCTGCTTTGGGGAAATGTGGGCACGGCGAGAACCCAACTGTCCTTTGCGACAACCATTCACGTTAGTTGTATTTGAAGTTGAGAGGTGAGACAATTAGCGGATCGGTTTGGCCCGGTATTTTCCCCATCTCCCCTTTCTACCGGCCTTCAGGGGTTCGCATCCCCGCCGATATCCACACTTTACTCTACTCAGTCACGGCTATCAAGCGTTCAAGATACCATTTAGCTTTTAACAAATCTTGCTTTGGCGAGTGCTTGTATTTGTGCCTGTGGATGTACTTAATACAGTTCCCGAGAAGATAACCTTGGTACTCATCTCCAAGCTGCTGCTGGATGTAGTCGATACACTCGACACCTGAAGCGTTGTAATGTGCTGGCCGGTTCACGGCGTCCCATTCGTTTGGTGTTGCGTCATTCAGTGATATTTTCATTTCTCGCCCTTATAATTGTTCGCCTGATTGATGATCTTGCCAAATTGATTTTGTATTTTATTTTTAAAACATCCGAAATAACGGAAAGAGATATTCCCGCGCTTTTCATTTGGACCATTTCTTTCACGATTTTTTGTTGGGTTTCGCTTTTTAGCAGCTTGCCGCTGACTATTTCGTAACCAAATGGCGCTCTGCCACAAACATGAAAACCAGCATCTTTTGCTTTTTTCATCCCGGCTTTTGTCAACTCAGAAGTCTTCAACAAATGATCGCCGTGAATTTTAGCGTGACATATCGCGCAAAGCGATACGGTCTTGGTGCCGCCGAGAACTTTCGGAACAACGTGGTGGGCGTGGTTCGCTTTAGCCTCGCATTCAAAGCACACCAATGCGCTTTTTCTCTACTTTTATTCTTGAATTATAATCCGCGATCATTTCACGATAATCCTTGGCGTATATCTTGACCACATTGCTTTGAGTCGCCAGCATGTGAGCAACCTTTTCTTCGCCAAACTTCCTGATCATGAAAATGGTATAGACCTGCGCCGCTGATCCGTGCTTCATCCCGTAGAGGTTACACGCCGGGCATTGAGGAAAAACGTTGTCGGGCGAATGCGCCCAGAATGATGATTTGCCTTTCGGTAGGAAATGACCGCCGTGAACGGTCGTGTAATGCCTGTATTCCCCGCAGGTTACGCACTCGCAGAATCCATCGTCGTCGGCTTCCTCAAGCCTTCTGAGAAGCTGGAAGAGCCTTAGTGATTTAGCCCGTGGGGTTTCTGGCACGATAAAACTCCGATTCCTTTGGATTCGTAAGTGTAACACCGTGATCAAGACCCCAGCAAAAAACTTGCTCCATAAAATCGTGCATTTCACCTTTCAAAAGTTTTGTGGTGGATCTCAGTTGCGCCGGGATCACCGTGTTTCCAATGACAACATCCTCAACGCCGAGAAAGTTATTTTTCAAAATAGCTTTCATGTCTTCCGCGCTAACCGGGACTTTCTTCGAGAAGTGTAGTGACATCTCGGCGCACCATAGGTGAAATAGTGAGTTTTGACTGACCGATCTTCGATCTGCAAACGATGCCAGGCTCCACGCCACCGGCTTTTCGTAATTCCAGTCTTCAAGATGTTTGCGGAAATACTTTAAAACGGAATCGATTTCCTCGCGTTGACGAACTAACCAAAATTCGCCGTTCATTTCTTCAGATCATCAATCAAGTCGTCAACAATCATTTGGATTTCTAGCCAAACTCGCTTCAATGCTTCAATCATCAGATAGCTCCAAAAAGTGAATCGGCGAAATGTTTAATTGTTCAGATACCTTTTCAACAAGAGACAGTTTTGCGTCTTGACGATAGCGCCACTGGGATACCTGCTGCTTGGTAATATCAAGGCGAGAAGCGAGTTCCGTAGAACTCACCCCCGCTTTGATCTGAGCCAATCTCAGCGATTTTCCGAAATTAAAACGGCAGATCATCGCTTAAATCCCTTGCTTCGGTTGGCGCACTTTTTCCGTTGTAAACGTCAGAAACTTTGCCTTTTAAAACCGGCTGATTACCGCTTGATTCTTGCTTCCACAAAGAAATGTCGATTGTCTCGCCTTCCTTGATGTCCCGGTGAGCGCATATTTTACCAGATAGCACTGGCGCACGTTCGCCGCCTTCGTTCTTCCAAAGGCTTACTTGTCCACGATTATCATAAGTCATATTTTTCCCCTATCAATTCAAAGTTAGTGTTCAATTCTTCCAGAAGTTTTTCGATTGCCGCTGAAAGTCCAGCAATATACTTTTCGTCTCGTTCAACTTTCATGATCAGGTTCGGTAGATCTGGGTGATAGCTTTGGAACCAGTAATCAGAAAAATCCATCAGCCACATCGTCCCTTGGACCTGTGCATAATACTCTGACGGCATTGCACCGCTTTTAGCATACTCTCTAAGATAGGCAGTATGGACCCCCGGAGACGGACATTTGATCTCCAGCCCGGTTACCATACCATCACCAACAATTCTATCGGGAGAGCACCCGACAGTCATGCTGTCGTTGGTTACAAAGCCGATTTCTCGGCAATGCAAATCTTCTTGAAGCCAAAAAACGCCTGCCGCTTCTGGTTCCAAATCGTTGCCACGTTGCATCCAATGGCTTTTGAACGTCTCGAATCGTTTGCCGCTTAATCGTTCTGCCAGCAACTCATTCAGATACTTCTCGGAACTTGCTGAAGGCTTCCCAGTAGGCGTCAGAAGGTCTTTAAACCTCGAAGCCGATGGAATGCCCAACCTTAAGTTAAACCATTCCTCGGAGCCTTGTTCGACGTTGTGAATCTTCACTTGACCTGCTTCGCTTTTTTCTGCTGAAGCTGCTTGAGAGCTTTGGAATAAGAATCTTCCGAAAGCTCTTTTATATCCTTAACTTTGTACAGTTGAAGGAATGCGGTTTTGTTCGAGTTGGTCGATACTATCAAGGCATCGATGTGCGCGGCCTTGCGTTCATCAATACCCCCGGTGGTTATTTCCTGCGCGTCTGTGTCGTCATCTCCCGAGATTGCCCACATGCTCTGCGCTTGATATCTCTTCAAATAGGTAGACATTGAGCCAACATCTTGCATCAAATTCTTACCACCATTTTGAACGATTGTTTTTGCCGTTTGTCTGATCCATTGTCCCGACGAATGGCTTATCTGAGAAGATACCGATACACTATCGCCAAGCATTTCGACGGACTGAACAAAAGCCAAGCCATTTACCGCAGCAACTGCGCGGATAGAGTTCAAACAAGATCCGAGGTCAGCATAACGGTTTTTTAAAAAAGGATTGGTGGCGTTTTTTGCGGGGTTCTTGATTTCCAACTGAGCCTTTGCAAGCGAAGCTGACAATTCATTAATTGATTCGGACTGTTCCATTTTTGTTTCTCCCTTTTGAAATACAAGGTTAACACTTTAAGCGAAAGAATCAACTAACAAGGACAAATTATGACATATCTAGACCCGTACAAAAGCCACAACCATCTTTACGATGTCGCCAGAGGCATCTTCCCGCACGAATCAGCCCTAAGCATTTTCGGATTTAATCGAGCCGTAGAAACTGCTTTCGAGACTGTTTGGAACGATGGCGCGACGTATGCTTTTCCGTCCGCAGCGGTGATAATGTCGGTGGTGTCGACATCTGCGTCTGATGTGATGCCCATTTTAATTTCTGGGCTAGATAGCGATTATGAACCCATATCTGAAACCGTAACCCTTGCGGGAACCTCCCCGGTTACAACCACCCTGCCATTTTTCAGGATTAACTCAGCCGTGATTCTTGCCGGGAGCAATGTCGGAAATATAACAATAACAAACGGCGGAGTGACGTATGCTTTCGTCGAGGCAACGCTTGGCGTTATGCAAGCCTGTATATATACCGTCCCCGCAGGTTATTCGATGTATATTTTCAGAATTGACGTTAATTCCGCGACGGTGAACCCTAACAAATTCATTGTTTTCAGAAACGTAATTACCACGAACGGTCGAACGCTCCGAGTCGCCGAGGCAACGTTTGCGACATCGCAAGTTTCCTACGACAGACAGGTTCCGTTCAAGATTGCAGAAAAAACAGATTTTCAGTTTGAGGCCAAGTCATCAGCAGGAACAAACGAGGTTGCGATTTTCGTAGAGGCGACGCTAATTAGAGACCCGGTTTAGCCTTTGCGGATCATCTCGCAGATCTCGATAGCTCGGTTTCCGACCTGCTTCGCCCAGCGTGAATCATAAAACTCATCTGCGGCAGTCTCGAAGTCTGATTTCGACATTGCCGTGATGGCGTTTTTGAAGCCTTTGAATCGAGTGATGCCGAGATTAAACACCATGTCGACTATGGCGTTCTGTCTTGCTTCACTTAAATCAGGAAACCACACGAAGCCACTCAGCTCGCCGATACAGCGGTTGATGTCATTATTCAGCAAGTAATCGATTTCGGCCTCTGATAGCCCTATACCACCGTTTGGATCGATGTTGCGCCCAACGCCAATGGTAGTCTTGTTCTGGCTGCATTTGTAAGCGTGAGTTTCAACACCTTCATGTCGCTTGATCATTTCTCGGAGCTTTTTCATTTGCGAATCAGCTCGTTGATAGCCTTCCAAGCCTCAATCATTTTCGATTCTAAAACCTCAAGCCGGTTCAAAATTCGGCCAATAGTCAAAACGAGCAAGAATATGCCAGCAGCAACCGGCCAAAGCGAAACAATTACGTCTACTGTTTCCATTATTCATCCCGATTAAAAAACTGTCTGACCGTCTCTGTCTCCCATATCCTGATCAGAGTCCACACGATAGAAAGACCCGCCGCGACGGCTGGAAGCCAACCGATCAGCGCGGAAACCGTAGCCGTGACTGATGCCACGTCAAGTGCTGCTTTTGCTTCCTCGGTAATCATTTTTCGCGGCTGACTCCTTTTACTTTTTCATAGCTTCTCAAAGCTCCAAGGCCGAGCATTCCGGTCATGGTTGGCATCAAAATGCTTGAATCAATAACTGGCATTTCAAACCAAATATTTAGCAACGGTGACAAAAGCACCGAGTATAACAGACCCAGACCGCAGCACCAGCCGATAAATGGTCGCCACCCGGCCACGAAAAGACTTTTGTGAGCGGCTTCGGCTTTGTTCACGTCCAACTGCAAGGCTGCATTTTTGTGCGCTTCTTTCTGCGCCAATGTTGCAATTTCATGCGCCAAAGCGTTTTTCTGGTCTTTGTCCTCGACCCACTTTCCCAGCAACCCGGTTATTGGCCCAATCAATTGCTCGAGCATTATTCAGCCTGTTCTTCTTCGCTTTCTTCTTTCACGGACTGACTGATTGCGTTGGCATAGGCTGAAATCAGCACTTTCAGCTCGTTTTCTTGCTGAGTCAATTGCGCCAATTGCTGCCTGAGCTGGTTGATGCGCTCAACGTGCGCTTTAGCCACATCACTCAGATCCGATTCTTCGTACAATACGTCATCGATTGTTATCATTATTATCCCCTATAGTTGAATTTGTATGTTATCACAACTACCACGGCAACCCAGAAGCATTCACAGGATTTTTCTGCAACTCAATATTGGCATCAAAGCTCGCTTCAAGAGCTTCAACGTCCATCGTCGCCTGAACCCAACCCAATACTACTTCTTCGGTCAGGTCTTCAAACGCCACAAAGTCTTCGGCAGATTCATCAGGCGTGAACGAGCAAGTGCCGTATGAGCTGGCAGAGTATTCGCCGTCAGTCTTTGAAACTCTCCAGTGAGCAATGGTCACGCCGCCGTCAGCGACAGTTCGTTCGAGCTGTGCAATATTCCAAATCATTTTTGTTTCGCCTTGTTGTTAAGAAATGCAAAGGTTTCCATCAGCTTGTAAGCCTTCGCCACCCAAGCATCATCCCGTGGAGTGTCAGTGTAGTTCGCGACTATACTGGCGATTGTGACCAGCGATGTGGCTACTATGTATGCGTTGATAACGTACTCCATTATTCAATCGCCTGTGATGCTTCATAAGCCGCTACAATTTCAGCAGTATGCACGGCTGCACAAATCGCCTGAACTTCTGCTGACTCGCCGCTGTAGTCTTGACCAGCAGTGATGACGTGACGATGGTAGCCTGATGAAAGCTCTACGCCGTCTTCTAAGACTTTGGTGCAGGTTCTGACTTGTACAGCCTTGTAGTCGCCTACGATTTCAATCTTGTCTTCTGTTACTACTTTTTCTAACATTGTGGTGCTCCTGTCTGTGCCTACCGTCCGATAGGCGTATGGTTGTTATTAGTCTGTTTCATATGTTCCTGATATCATTGCGTACACGGGGTTCCCTATGACTGTCGTAGCTGTAGTTACAGCGTTAACATTTACTAAATATCCCGTAGTTGAGCCTGAACTGAAATAACCTCCACCACCGCTATTCTGGCACCAAGTACCGTGTGAGTAAGTAAGTGCCGAATGTGAATTACGAACAACAAAGGGAAGTCCACCAATAGTGGCGCCAATTACTGAAGTTACATTTATTCCTCCACTATAAACTCTGACACTGACCAGCCTGCCTACTTTTGTATAAAACCCAAGGCCAGTCGTCGTACTTCCAGCAAATGAACATGTCCAAGTCCCCTCCTCATAATCATCCAGCTTATTAGCAGCACCTGTGCCGCCTAAGTAGACACCGCCTGATAGGTATAGGTCTTTGAAGGCCGTGCCTGAATTGCCTAAATCAACTTGAGCGTTCGAATAAGTACCGTTCTTAGCAGGTAGCACTTCACTTGTAGCAA